TTTATTTATTTATTATTTTATTTAATTTTTTTTTTTTTTAATATTTATATTATATAAATAAAATGACTATAATATCACAACAGAAAAATGAAGTACTCCCATTGAATATGCCACAAAATAATGAATACTCGTTTAAAAATGGCTCGTCGATTTGTCAAATTTTAATACCAGAATCGCCTACAATGGTACTAACTGATACAATTAAATTAAACGGAAAATTAAGATTGAATAAATCTACATCAACTTTTAGCACACCTGTTTTTCCCGATAATGCCAATCGCAAAGGCACTGGTGCTTATGCTCTTCGTCTCAATGAAAGAGTTGGTATAAATTCTCTATTTGAAAATATCACCATTTCAGGTTTAGGTGCTGGTGGTCAAACCCTTGAATCTATTAGAAATGTTGGACGACTACTATCTTTAACAAAACCATTAACACACGAACAACACGAATTTGATGGTCATTTGCAAGGTCAAGACCCTGCTGTTGCTTCTCGTTCTCTATTAGGTGCAGTAGAATGTAATACCGAAGTTTTTTTCTCAATGCCGTTAGAAGTTGGAATGTTTTCTGGACAACAAGCGGTACCAATCGGTATGAATGGCACTCGTGGATTACAAGTATTACTACAACTCGCAAGTGATTCCAATGCTCTAATTTGTAGTGAAGCTGACAAAAATGGAGTATTTTATTCTCTTGTAGATGTATCTCTAACTTACGATACTCTTGTTTTTGACGCTGAAACCAGTGAAGAGATGATGAGAGCAAAAACTGGCGTAATGGAATACAATTCGTGGTCGCATCAATATTCTGTTATTAATTCTTCTGATGCTCAACTAAATCTCAATTTTGGTACTAAAAATACTCTATCTGTAATTTCTAATACAATACCAACAACTCATATTAATAATGTTGATAAAGATGGATTCAGTACAGATAATTTTAAAAATTCTACAACCGACCCTTATGATTCAGATGTAAAATTAAATAAACTTACATTCATTAAAGATGGTATTAAAGCACCTCTGGATTATGAAATTGATTCAAAAGACCAATCAGAAAATAATAGACCACGGGTAGAGGTTATTAATAATCTAAAAAATGCTATGAATACTCAATCATCGGCACGAACTCTTGTTTCTGTGAATACTGAAAACGATCTAAAAACTAAAATAAATCTACTCGGTCAAGAGGTTGCATTACTTGACCCAGCAGTTAGTGTTGAAACTCAAAGTAATCCAATTTTTGGTCTGGGTATTAACGAGGACCCACTAACAAAAGTCGGTAGAGATTTCAGCACATCAACTTACTCTGTTAGAATTGAAAGCGATTTAAATGGTTCGTCTCCCAATTCTGTAAATACATTTTCATTATCAAAAAATGTATTAACTTATTCACCACAAGGAATTTCAGTAAGTTCGTAAATTATTTTATTTAATTTTATTTTTTTTTAATATTTATATAATATAAATAAAATGAATAAATCTCAAATACCCGATGTACTAAAACCAGTTTCAAGAACTACTATGAGTAATGTTGATATTTTTACAAGTGTTTTAGAACCAGTAAATAAAAGTCAAAAAAGAGTCATTTTCAATTTGCGCCAACAAGGCATACTAAATGCTGGTTCTCGTCTTGTAATGTCGGTGCATCCAGTAGATGGAACTGCAAGTGCCGCTGGTGATTGTTTTTTACCTCTTACTGCTGGAATTGGTGCTTGTATTGATAGTGCGGTGCTTCGTGCTGGAACAAAAGTATTGGCCAGAACAGAAAATTTTGGTAAATTTTATGCTATGAAAAAATCAGTTCATACTTCATCTCAAAAACAAAATATAGATATGGTATTAGATGGAGGTGTTGTAAATGTTGGCCCTTCTCCTAATACAGATGGCCTACTTTCAGTTGATACTGGTTCTGCAATTTATACTAATAAAACTACTGCATCTGTTCCAAGTAAATATAAACTTGTAGCAAGTGAAACTGATTGTCCTACATTCTCACTCGCTTTATCGGATTTATTCCCTATGATGCGTGGTATGATGCTTCCACTTTTTGCTATGGAAGAACAGGTTTCAGTAGAAATTAATCTAACTCAACAAGCCGCAGGACAAGTTGGTAAAACTATAATGTTTGCAAATGCTCCTGCATCTACTGCATCATCATATTCATTAAACAATTTTGCTATGCATATTGATTATTTAGAATATGATATGCCTACTATGCAAAATATTCGTAATCAAGTAATGGGTGATGGAATGCCTATGCGATACCCAGATATTGCCCTTACAACCACACAACTAATTTCACCTGGTGGAATTGGAACTGGTAATACATCTACAACAACTGATGTGAGAGAAGTGGGAACTGCTGGTATGAAAGTAAATAATATTATGGTTGTAGAAAGTAATGGAATAGCTAACCCTCTTGCTGGTGTATATCGTAGTGATGCGATGATACACCCACCTCATTATAATTTCCGTGTAAATGATAAGATTATTTATCCAAGAAAAATGACTAATACTTCTCATATGAGAAATGAAATGGAACAAATTTTACAATTTCCTATGTCTGTTGCAAATGCTGAATATTCTAACGATGTAGAATGTGATTTTTTTGCTAATAAAAATGGAAAACAAAATCCAGTATTTGATACTGGTGTTAATATGATGGGTCAAGAATCATCTGCACTTTCAGGTAATTACTTTATTACTGGCCTAAATCTTCGTAAAGGGCCTGGCGGTGAAGGAACTGATGTAGTTAATAAAAATGTTCTATATGAGCGTGATACTACTTATTCTTTTAACGACCAACAAAATAGAACTCTCAACTTCTTTGTAGAACACGAACGCTCCTTTATTCTTAAAGGTGGTGTAGTTCTTACAAGTGCCTAATAAATAGTATTACATTATTGGAAGTTTTTGGTATTAAATTAATTATTTTTCTCAATTAAATATTTTTTTATGTGTATTACATTAAAAAATATAGTATTTTTATAAATTTATGTAAAATATAAAATTAATTAATTTTTTAATATTTTATTATATCTATTAATAAAATATGGATTATTCTATTATTGTTGAGAGCAACCAACAAATAGCAAAAAGTAATTATGCAGTTGATTTTGGAACTGCAATTACAAATGATAATTATAATGATGAGTTCAGTAATAATAAATGGAAAATCAAATTACCAAGTGGTGGTATAAAATTAGATGTTGGCGACCGCATTAGTTATTATCAATCTATGATTAAAGCTCGTGGTTTATCTGATGAAGGCGTAGAGCTGATTGGAACTGCTAACTCTAATCAAGAATTAACAGATAATGCTGGTAGAATGGAATTCGGTTATTATGTATATAATAATTGGTTAAATAATGCTATGCTTCCATTAGGGACTGCTTCATTAAAACCACCTATAAATAAAATATTACAAACAAATTTTGAGCAAAGAGTATTTAATTATCAAGACCCTAAACACACATATAATGTTGCTGATGAAACTGATACAAATATTCCTCGTGTTTGGTGGAGTGATTACGGAGCACCAAGTTTAGAAACACTTGATGATTGGATTAATAATGGTAGTAGTAGTTTATATAATAATGCTAATGAATTAAATGCAACTAAATTCGGTCATACAAATACTAATACTACTGCTACAAATAATTTAGCATATTATACACCAGATACTCAAAGACTTTATATAGGAGGTCAAACTTGGGTTGGCCCATATAATAATGGTTATTCATCTTATCATAATCAAGCATTAACTGGTAGTTATAGTAGTAAATATGGTATTGTAAAAAGTAATGCAGATTTCCAAAGTGATTTAGGTTTTAATAGTCCTATTGTTATTGGTAATAAAATTACAGAAAGTTTAAATAATCCTAATTTAGAAGGTAATGATGAATTTATAAATCCTACTATAATTGATTATACAGATGATTTAAAAACAGATACATCATTAACAAATTATAAAAATTATTTTGATAGTTCTTCTCATTTACAAGTAGAAGATGAAAGTGTTAAATGCTTTCCCACTACATTTGGAAAAATGATTACAGATTTACAAAATGGAACTGAAAATTTTTCTATTAATCAATCTCTTAATACTAAAACTGGAATAGCACTACCTACATCAGCACAAAAAAATAAATATTTTTGGAATTGTGTAGCATCTGGTGATTATAAAAGAACTATGGCCAGTAGTGAATTATATTCTAATTTAAATTTAAGTAAAAATATAGATACTATTAATGTAAATAATTTATTAAATAGTAGTTTCTATTCTGGATCTGCTCCACCAGAAACAAATTATTCAGGTGTTGCTATATCTACAAATGCAGCATATCCAACTTCTGCACCTTATGATTTAGGAGAACAATTTTGTATATTTGATGATTTAGATGGTTTCTCAACTAATTTCACTTCATCAGAAATACAAAAAAAATCTAATAATATTATATTTAGAACTGATACAATTGCAGATTATTCTGCTATTAAAAAACCAACAACAAATGATAAACATTTAGTTTTAAATCAACATAATATATTAATGACGAATATGGTCGCTAATGATGATAATTTTGATAAACTGAAAAAAGTATTTGATTTATTAGAAAAACCATCAACTGATATGAAAGTTGATTATTCTAATCAAACTTTTAAAGATACTTTATATACCACATTAGAACTGGGAGCACTTGATGATAATTATTCACAAAGTATTTATGGTGTTTCCTTTGATGATACATTTACATCATCATTAGAAACTGGAATACCCTTACCAGTTTCTTTACCTTGTGTAAAATCTATTGCTGATAAATTAGAAGGTGGTGATGTTTCTGCATTAAGTTATACTGAATACAAAAAAAGAGCACGCTTACCACTATATTCAGGATTATTTTGTGATGAAGATAATATTACAGAATATAAAACTATTGCTCCTCCACCAGCAGTATCAGGTTATGAAATTACTTTACTCAAAGAATGGAGAGATAATAAAATGTATGAAATAGATTTTTATTCACGATATAATGAAACAAGAACTCCAAAAAATGATGGTGTTAATCTACCATCATCAACTAAATTTTCTTTTACTGATGATAATGGTAATTTTTATGATGATAGTAAAATTAAAGAAAATGATTTAGGTGTTTGTGTTGCTTATAGAAATTTAGTAGATAAAGCAGATGAAACATTAGAATTTGGTTTAGGCAACTCGCCAAGTGCAAACCAGTTTAGTTTATATTCAGTAGATACTACAAATAATTATGCTGTAAATAGTTCTAATTTTATTAATATAAGTTCTGATAGTGATTTAACTAAATTTGGTGATAATTCAGTCCAAAGTTTAACTACAAATAATACAATTTATTTATCCCAAAATAGCACCAACACTTATAGTGAAACTGCTGATAAAGTAGATATATCTGCTACAAATGCTAT